GGGCAGGAGTGTGATGGTGTAATTGTAGCCCCGCGTGTCTTGCACGATGCTGATAGAAGCTGTGTCCGCCACGCGGCTGGGTACGGCTGCAGGCTTGAACGTGAGCGGCATAGACCCGCTGTAGGAGGAAGAGTTGGCGGTGAAGTTGAGCAGACCTTTGTCGTACTCAATGAAGCCCACGATGGTAGAGCCGGACTTCAAGTCACCGGCGTTGTCCACAATCGTGTTGCCGCCTGCAGTCAGGCTCAACGTACCGGGCACAACCGAGTTGCCGATGTACAACTTGATATTTGGCCCAATAGGAGCGTTCACGCTGGCGCTGATCAACCCGTCATTGCCCGGCACGTACAAGCTGCTGAGGCTGGCTGCGGCCAAGTCCACCATCGGTGTTTCAGACTGAGCAGACGGCACCAGCTGCGTGAAGATGCTGTCAGCCTGAATGGAGGCGTCGTTAATCACAGCCGCGTTGGTCAGCTTCACCGCCCCGTAGTAGGTAGCCGCGTTGGCCACCCGAGTGTCGCGGCAAACCGCCTTGCCCAAGTTGCCGGTCTCAAACTGCTCCACGGTTGGACCCTCAAAGTTGAAGCGGAGCGGGTCACTGATTTCCACGGTGAGCACCTTGCGCACAACGTCCTTGCCCTGGACGGTGAACGTGCGCTCCTGTGACGTGACCTTGGTCACACGCACATATTGCTCATATTCGGTGGGCAGACCCTCGAATTGAACCAGGTTCAGACCTTGGCCGACTTTGGGTTCTTCGTCGTTAAGGCGCACCGCCAACTGAATGGCCCGTTGACCTTCCAGCTGCATCTCAAGCAAGTGGCCAGCCCACTTGGGCCCCCGCGCCAGGTAGCGCTCGATCTTGTCGCGAGCTTGTGTGCGACGATCGAACCAGGCCTTGGTGCTGAACAGGCTCACGCTGACACGAGGGTCATCCGGCACGCGGCTGATGATGGCGTGAGAGCCGTAGTAGCTGTCCACGTTCGTGGTGACCACCGCTGCATACGCCTTGCGCAAAGACACGCGCCCATAGGAACGGTCAAGCTCAGAGATATCGGCGAACAGGTTGTTGCTCAGGCCGTCCACCACCTCGTTGGAGGTCATGGAGCCACCGCCGTCGGTTGTGTCCAGCAGGACTTGGGACTTGAGGAGTTTGATGTCCCCGGTTTGAATGCTCATACAGGCACCTCGATAAATTTGAGTGAAACACGGAACCAATCACCGTTGGCGTGACCGGGGAACCCTTTGACCGGGGCTGCGCCTACGGGGTCGCCCTCGTGACGGAACACCACGATGAACTGACGCACGTCAGTGGCGTACTCCAACACGAGTTTGAACTTGCGCCCGGCGATGGCAGACCAGTCCCGCAGCTTCTGCACCGTTGCCCGCGTCACCCAAGCCATGTCAGGGTCTGCCGCCAAGGTGATGGGGCGTCCGGCCTGACGCACACCCTGCTCAATGATAAGCGCCCCGGTCAAGGTGTACGTGTTGGTGGCTTGAACGGGAGTCCATTGGAACTCATCCGTCCACAGCAGGTCGTTGGGCAAAGCCAACTCCTGGAAGGTGACCTGATCAATGAGTCTCATGATACTCCTTTCGCGCGTTGCAAGATGCCCAAGAAGGCAGTCTCGTCGTTGGCGTCGATTTTACCTTGAACGGACTGCCCCCCCAGGTTGAAATTCACGTTGACAGAACGACCACTGGTTGAGCTGGAACTGCTGCCGCTGGAACTGGAAGTCTTGTGGCCAGACGACGGTGCTGTGATGCGTGATGAACTGCTGGAGGAGCTACTGGATGAACTGGAGTTGTTGCCCCCGCCTGTGTTCAACTTGGCGGACTGAGAACCTTCTCCGTAGATGTACGCCTCCGCCGCCTTCAGCACCGCCATGCTCAACGTGCCTGCGTTGTACTTGCGTTGGCCGGGGTTGTTGAAGTACGGAATGTTCCCCTGGCTGTCAGCAAACTCGTTGGCAATGCGCTTGGCCGCCTCCATGTCATCCACGCCTGATGCGCGCAGGAAGTTGATGATGCCGGCGCGTGTGCCCAACTCATTCTGCATCACGATGCGGTTGCCGTTCTTGTCTGCGCTGAAACCTTGGTCATCCACGCCCCGGCGTTGATTCTCCAAAGCCTGCTGGCGCTTGGCTACCTCAATGGATTTCTCCTGAGCGGCAACCTGACGCTCCAAGGCGGCTGTGGCACGCCCGGAGGATTCCACGGCTGCGTCCCCTGCAGACCGGAACCCTGCTGCCAAGTTCTGGGTGGATGCTGTTGCTGCGCCCATAGCAGACACCGTGACCTTATCGGCCTCACCCACCTGAATCTGCATGCCTAGAGCAGCCGCCTTGGAGTCCAAGTAGCTGTTGCTGACCCTGCCGTTGGCGGCAATTGCGGCCTCTGCGTACTTCTTGAAAGCCTCCTGCAACTGCTCCGCGGTGGCTTGGCCAGACGACTCAATGACGCTGAACGCCTCCCGGTAGTTGTTGGCCAGCTTGGTGGCCTCTTCCCGCGTCTGCAACCCGAAGGTCTTGAACGCTTCCGCCACTCTGTTGATGCCGGGCTTGAGCTCATCCAGCTTGGCCTTGGCTTGGTCCAGCCCATCGACCAGCGCCTTGCCCGTGATCTTGCCCTCGTTGCCGAGTTGCTGCCACAACTTAATCAGCTCCTGCACCTCGACCGGGTTCTTGGCCTTGGCCAGCATCGCGGTCAGGCCGTTGGCCAGCAGCTTGGATGCGTCCACACCAGCAGCCTTGAGCTTGTCGAAGTCAGCAGCCAGTGCGAGCAACGCCTTCTCAGCATCTTGGAATCGCTGCGTGAGACCTTTTAGCGAGTTGCCCAGGTCGACGCCGAGCGACTTCGCTGAGGCGGCAGCCAGGTCGATGATCCGCGCCTTGACGTACTCGGCGGAAGCACCAGCCTGCTCCAAGCCGCCGATGAAGGAGTTCTTGAACTCGGCCAGCTGCACGGCGTTCAGCTTAGCCACAGCGTCAGGCAGCTCCTTGGCGATCGAGGCTGCCGTCTCCTTGCTCTTGGCCGCGACCGTGCCCATGGCCAGGCCAAGCTCAGTGACCGTGTTGGCGGCGGCTGGCAGTTGCACGCCCACGTCCTTGGCCAGGTCGGTGAATGCCTCCTTCACCTCGTTGACCGCGTTGGCCGTGTTGATGATGGCCGTACCACCTGCGCCAGCGAAGATGTCAATCTTCTGCTTGGCAGCCACGGCAGCGTCCCCCACCGCGTTCAACCCGGCAGCACCTTGAGCGCCCGCAGTTTGCAGAGTGGCGCTGACCCCCTGGGCCTTGTCACCGATATACTGCAACTGCTGCGCCGCACCTTGGGCTGCTGTACCCACCTTTGCCCCGGCTGCAACGGCAGCATCTCCGACAGAACCTTGCGCATCGGCGGCACGTTTGCCGGCCTTCTCATGAGCGTCTGCGGACTTCTGGGCAGCTGCTTCACTGGATTGAACCGCCCTGTCCATGGCCGCTACGGTCTGGGACTGGAACTTCTGAGCCATTTCATCGGCCTTGGAGAAGGACTTCTGCCCTGCCTCACTCAACCGGGAGGCAAAGTCCTTCAACTCCTTGCTCACATCCCCAAACGTGACCTTGCTCAGCCCCAAAGCAATAGCAGCAAAGAACGACTGCACCACACCGGTGGCTGCGGTGAACGCGATGCGGATAGCGTACACCCCGTCGCTGATGGTGCCCAGGGTGATGCTCACACCCTGCAGAATGCTGGTCAGGAAGCTGACATGATCCCCGGCGTCGCTGAACCCGGTGAACGCGCTGACCACACCCGTGATCAGTTGCATCATGGAGTCCAACGCTCCGGAGGCGTCCGCCACCGCGCTGAACAAGGTGGTGAACACCTGCTCAACGATGCTGTACAGGTTGTCGAATGCCGCCTTGACCGCGTCCACCGTGCGCGGGTCCAAGTCCTGCAACTTGGCGTGTACCGTGCTGATGGCGTCCGTCAAGTCCTTGAACACGCGCACCGCGCTGTCTGCCACCCCGCCGTTGCCCAAGTCGTTCAACAGACCCTTGAATTCATTACGCAACAGGTTGATACGACCCTGGAGCGTTTCTGCGTTCTTGGCCGCGTCTGCCGCAAACGCCTTTTGCAACGCTGGGCCAAACGCTGCCAGGAACTCCTCGGCGTCCAGGCCGTTCTCAACCAGTTGGTTGAGGCGCTGCACCGTCACACCCATGCTGTCAGCGGCAATCTTCATTGCGGGAGGTAGGCGTTCGCCCAACTGGCCGCGCAACTCTTCCATGCTGACCTTGCCCTTGCCGGCAATCTGGCTCAAAGCCAAGAACACCCCGTTGGCGTCCGCTACGCTCAAGCCCATGGTGGCAGCCGCTTGGCTCACCCCGAGGAAAATGTCCCGCGTGCCCTTGCCTTCCAGTGTAGTACCCTTGGTGGCAGCCGCCAACTTGGCGTAGCCTTCCGCCGCACTCAACAAGTCCAAACCGAGGCTGTTGGCCGTCTTCTTGACGAACTCAAACTCCTCACCCGCCCGTTGCGCGTTGCCTACCGCGTACTCCAACTGCTTGTTGACAGACTGAAACTGAATGGTGGTGTCTACAATCGCCTTCAAGCCCTGAGCTACCGCGGCCAAGCCAGCGGTGACACCCGCCAAGCCCAGCAAGGAAGACCCCATGTCGCGAATGCTGGTGGCCGCACCTTCAGCGAATGGGCCCACACCCCTCAGTTCATTCTTGAGCGCAGCAACCCGCGCTTCTGCCGCCTTGGTGACACGGTTGACTTCCTCAGCGGGTGCTCCGGCCTTGCTCTTGAACTCGCTGAGTTGTTGAGTGATCTGGGCTATCTCTTGGCGTAGCGTGCCGCCTGTCTTGATGTTGAGAGAGTCGTAAATGGCCTTGCCAGCAGACTTGGCCTTGTCAGAAGCCTCCTGCGTAGCGGTAGCTGCACGCCCCATAGCTGCTGAGGCTGAGGCTTGAAACCGTTGATAGGACACCCCGGCATCACCCACTTCCCGCACAAGCCCCGACACCTTCTTGCGTGCGTTCTCAATGTCAGTGGGGGTAGCCTTGGCCGTGGTCAACGCTTGCAACTCTGCGCGTGCCTGAGTCAGTTCGGCCTTGAGCTCACTCATGGCCTGTTTGCCCGCCGTACCTACCCGCTTCAACTCGTTGGCGCTCAGAGTGGCTCCGCCCTTCAGGCTGTCCAACTCCTTGGTGGTGGACTTCAAAGCCTCCGTGATGGCGCGTGCGTCACCGGCTTGGAACACTTTCTTCAAGTCCACAGCGGCTGCTGCTGTGGCAGACGACAAATCAGCGGAGTCCTTCTTGACAGAAGCGGTTGCTGCGGTGTAGGTGGTCTTGGCCTGGTTCATGGCCGTGTTGAAAGCGGCTGTGACCGCCTCCAGCACTACAGAGAATTTCATGTTACCGTTCGCCACGACTCAACTCCTTCCACACTTCATCAAACCGCTTGTTGTCGTCAGCCGCCGCAACCCGCACCACAGTGGCCAACACCTTGAACATCCGCGACTCCTCCCTCGTCACTGCCCGGATGAAGCCGTGGAAGGCGCCATAGCCGTAATTGAGGACATCATCGACTCGATGCCCTGCGGCGACAAGCCGTTGGACAGAATCGTACCAATTGTGCTCACGCCCTTTGCGAACCGAATCAGTGCCGGGGCTAGGGCGCGGACGAAAAAATCGCCGTTCACTTCCACTACCTTGGCGGCCACCGCAAAGAACTCATCAGGGCGCAGCTTCTCGTAGAATTCCACGTTGGCGTTGGTCACGAGGGCAGCCGCCTTCATGAACGCTGGGCCATTCTCAGCCAGCACCTTGAACAACGCAAAATCGTCCTGGGGAGCGTCCGGCTTGGCTGCCAGTTCACCGGCCTCGTCAAACGCGCTGAGGAACGGGGAGCAAGCCGCAGCAAACTCCCGCAGGTTCTTCATGGTCACTTCGCGCACGACAATCTCGTGCCCGCGTACCGTCAAACGGGCTTCAAAACCGCCCATCTGCTCAAGTTGCTTGTCTTGTTCCATTTTGTTTATCTCCAAAAACGACCTGGCGCAGTTACCCACGCCAGGTCGTCTAGCTGGCGTGTGCGTTGATTACAGGTACACCAGACGACCGAAGCGGCCAAACACGAGGTCATCGGGCTTGGTGGGGTCGACCAGAGCGTTGCCTTCCAGTTGGAACTTGCCCAAGTCATTGGAGATGAGCCCCAAGTCCTTGGTGGGGTCAAGCGCCACGCGGTAGATTTCAGCCAACACCTTCTTGTTGTTGTCAGCCGTGTTCACGCCTTCAAAGCGGATGGTGACTTCAGCAATCGGCTGGGTGAAGAAGGCGATGTTGTCCACAGACGCGAAGCTGTACTCGGCCTTGAGGGGCAGGGTGTAACCGGTCACGTCCAGGGTGGTCACCGTGCCAAAGTCCGCGTCCACCGTGTAGTCGGCGGAGTCAACCGTGACGGGCGCACCGCTGCTGTCCTTGATGACCACAGCGCTGACCTTCTGGTGCTTGAGCGCCCAGATGGAGCCCGCAACCAGCGCAGCAGGAGACGTGTCAGGCGCAACCGCAGTCACCGTGCCAGAGGCAATGGTGTTGGTTTTGCCGCGCACTGCCAGAGCCAAGTTTTCCTTGCTCCAGTCATCCAACTCAGCCGATACCTTGGCCTTGTTTTCAGTGGTGATCACCTTGTCCAGCAGACGCTGGCCGGTGTAGCTTTCCTTGTGTTCGATTTTGTTAGTGTCGAACGAGGGCTTGAAGTCAGGCACGTCGCCCACCCAGCGGAATTCGCCAGGCAGACCGTTGACCAACGGAGCCACAAACACTTTGCCTTGTCCAGAGAAGTACATGACTTGGGTTTCCTTTCAGGTAATGATACGACCTTCAAACATGAAGGGGAAATAGGCGAAAGACGAGGAGTACCCCGCTGCCGGGCCACTCACACGACCCAAAGGCCGCATCCACGTCACAGGAGCCCATCCCTGCAACGACCGGAGCACTTTCGGGATCAACTCACCCGCAAGCGTTCTGATTTCGGTTGTGTTCTGAAGCTGCGCCTTGGGTGTGCGCACCGCCAACACAATCAACCAGCGTTGGTCGATAGTGCGCCGGGTTCCAGAACCGGCCTCATTGCCGCTCACCGCGTCACCGCCATAAATGACGTGGACAGCCGGGGAGGGCTGAGATGACTCCACCATGTCCCCAATGCTGAACGGAGTCAGCACTGACTTGAGCTCAGGCATCTCTTGTTGCAGACGCGCCACAATGGACTCTTCCGCTTCAAAGTAATTGGTGATGAGTTCGTTCATGGCCTCTGCTGACCGCGCAAACCCTTGGAGTCCATCAGGCGGTCAAGTTTGCGGTTCATCTCTAATTGGAGTTCACGGCTGTCCCGCATCTGCACCTCCACCACCGCCATACGCTCAGCAATCTTGGCGGCTTCTTGAGCCACCAACCGGCGCTCGTGATCTTGAACTGAGTGCTGCAGGTCGGACAACCACCACACGCCAGCCATACCTTGCACCACGATAGCGAAGATGACAGCCACAGGAATGTGTTTGTCAAGTTTCCAGCGGTTGTCGTCTTGTTCTGCCATATCTTCGGTTCCTTTAGTCGAGTTTGAATTCTTGTCAATACGCTGGAGCTTCTCGACATTGCACGTTTACACCAAGTTGCCATCACTGTACCTTCAAGAAGTTGCCGATGATGTCTACCACCATCTGTTCATCGTCACTGTCCAACCCCAAGAACGGACGCGCCGGTATGGTCACTTCCTTTTTCTTGGCCCACCCGCCCCCGGGAACCCGGAACGTCAGATACGGCGCAGCAGAAGCCCGAATAGTGTCACCGAAGTGCATTGTGGCAGCGTAGGGTACATTTGTCCCGTACTCCACGCCCTCGGACAGAACTGCGTGCGTCAAGGACGCCAGCAAAGTGCCGGTGTCCCGTAGCGTGTCGCCACCTTGGTTGATAGCCCGCAGGCTAGGCTGCCAAGGTGTACCGTCGGGGGCCACTTGATCAGAGAACCGCAACCGCGCATTCTCCACCAAGTTGACACCGATTTCATTCAGCAATGCGGTCTTGTCATCCCTGTCAAGCGCGAGCTTGCTCAAGGCTGACAGCACGGCACTGTCATCACCGACTGTGATGCGGACTCCGATGCTCATCGCAGACTCACTCCCCAACCGTCAACCTTTGCGGGGTTGACCATTTTGCCCAACGTGTCATCGCTGAACGCTCCGCCCGAGTAGTGGGCGCTCACTGGTGTAGCTGGCCTGGTGAGTTCTTCCGTCTGAGCAGGAGTCAAGGCCTGGTCAAACGTGAGCAACACCTTGCCAACTGCCAACTGCTCCAACCACTTGACTGTCCGTTCGTACCGATACTTGACCTCCTCAGTGGGGCGGTCTTTGTACAGACGGAATCGTGCAACGTCGCACACGGCGCGGGACAAAGGGGCTGGAACAGAAGGCAGCGGCAAGCCGTAGCGCACAGCCACGTAGCTGTTCACTTCCTCTGTGGCGTCCTCCAGGGCTTCCTGTGACACAGCCGCACTGGGTGCCCCGGTGTTATCCGGGTCTTCAAGCGAAGCAATCTCTTGCTCCCCAAAGCGTTTCACCAAATCAGCGCGGACTGCGTACATGGAAGGCTCCTATCAGGCCACGAGTTCAACGATGGTGGCAGGGCGGTTCACCAACGGCAGCTGGTTGGACTGGGCGTGCAGGTCGATGCCACGGTTGAAGTCCTTGTTCTGCTGCCGCGCATAGTACGGCAGAGCCAAGGTGTTGACCGTTTCAACGAAGTCTGCAGGCGCACCGAAGTTGCTGAAGGTTTCGTTGGTGCCGATGGGGAAGGCGTGACCTTCACCGGAGTCGATAAAGCGGTTGCCGTCCACCACGCCACGGTACTCTTCAAACGTCAGGCCACCGAAGCTGAAGCCCTTGCGCATGTCACCGCCAATGCGTTGTGCGGCTTCTGCATAGTTGGCGTAGGCTTCCTTGACCTTGGGGTGAGCCACCAGGCCGTCGAAGAACTCAGCCGACACCAGGCAGTGAACGCGCTGCATCACTTCGCCGTGCAGGTTGTCTTCAATGTGACGCACAACTTCCATGCACTTGGCGCGGACGTCAGTGGCTGCATTGGACAGGACGAAGGTGACGGTCTTCTTGGTGACGCCGAAGGCCGCAAAGTAGTCTTCGATGACAGAACCGTCAGCGTCCAGGACGATGCCCTTCAGCGCGGTCATCTTGCGCCATTCAAGCGTCTGGTCAATCTTGTTCTTCATGGTCTGGAGTTTTTCGTTGACCTTGGTGGCAACGGTTTCCAGGGTGTTTTCAGAACCGAATTGACGGATGCCAATCACGTCCGCAGCCAGGACGGTGTCCTCCAGCGGCATGTGCGGAATGTTGAACGAGCGCACGTTGCGCTTGCCCACCTTGTTCTTCGGCGCGGGGCCCCCCCAGGGAGTGGTGGGCACGAGCGTCAGAACGCCATTTTGCATTTCGATGGTGACGGTCTTGACGGACTGTGCGCGGAATGCGAACAAGCCCAGTTCATTGACGCGGCCATACATGTTGGGAAGGACGTTGATAGCTTGGCTCAACTGAGTCAGGCTGAAACCGTCCTTGAACGGGTCTATCATCATGATGCGGGTTTCCTTTCAGGTGGTGTTGTGGTTAGGCTTCAGCCGAAGCGATGATGCCCGCGGCCTTCAAGTCCGCCATGGCAGCGTCTTTGTCAGCTTGGAGCAGCCCGGTCTTCCACACCAGGCCGCTGGGTGCGACTTTGGCGTGACGGGCGATGATCACGCCCTTGACGGTGGCAGCGCCGGTGATGACTTCTTCAGCCATGATACCGACGACAACACCACCACCATCCAAGTCGGTGTTGTCATATTCAACAACCTCAGTGCCGGCAGCGTTCAAGCCGACAACAGCACCACACTTGAGGGTTTGGTTGGCGGCCACGGTGACAACGTCACGCGAGTAGCGGCCAATCTCATCCTCTTCATACAGGAGCCAGTCACTGGCGCGACCCGGCTCGTTCTTGACAGCGGAGACCATAATGTCTTTCCTTTCGTCTATGGGTTAAGGGACAGCGGGTCAGGCTCGCTTGCTGAATTGTGCTGCGCGCTTTTCAGCGTCAGCCATCAGCGGGTTGCTTGCGGGTGCAGTGGTCTGCGCGGGTGCGCTGCCACCGTTGGCCTGGTGTTGGAACAACGCAGCGGTCTGCGGAGCGGAGGCACCGCCAGCAGGCTTCTTGAACTGTTCACGCATCACCTTGGCCGTGGCGTCAAACGCTTCCTGCGGCATGGCGCTGAACGCCTTCGCTTCTGCGTCGTCTGCCTTGTATTCGCGACCGATGTCGGTGAACAGTTGCTGAACAGCAGCAGCACGGGCTTCAGAACTGAATTTGGTCAGCTTGTCGGTGGCATCCGTAAGTTGCTTGCTCAGGTCGTCCTTGCTGGCTTGGAGCGATTTGTTCTCGGCTTCCAGCGCAGCAACGCGATCTTGAAGTTGCTTCAAGTCCATTGCGCTTTCTCCTTGTGAAGAGGGTGAAGTATCACCGCCTCGCGACATTGCTGCGGCGGAAGTATTCGAATCCCATCCGGTGGCCGTGAAGCTCACCTCGACGATTTTCGAATTTTTGAACACAGTGATTGGGCCAGCAAAGGTGTGCCCGTTGACCACTGTGTTGGAGCCCTGGAGCACTTCTTCAATGCTGCCGGGTTCAATGTGGACGCTCATCTGCCACGGGAAGCCTTCGTCTGACTCCTCCGCCACTGATGTGCCGTGTTCGTTGCTGAGCAGGTTGCCGCTCACCGTGAGCCCCACCTCGTTGCTGATGCTGGAGGCGGTCACGTAGCCGCACCGTTGAGACCGACTGTGGTCAATCAACGCGGGCAGTTTGTCCGGTACGCTCAGGGTGGTCAGGTCGAACACCACGCTGCCCCAGTACCAATGACCAGTGATGACGTCGCCCGAGTACGCCACGCCGCTGAACTTGCGCTGGCGCTTTTCGCCCGTGCCGTCCATGCTGAACTTTGCTTGGGCTGTGAGCGAGAACTGCCGGTTTTCGGCGTTCAGTTCTCGCTTGGTGGCATCTGCCATGGTTGAAACTCCTAAATGTCGGTCTGTCGTTCGTTGCTGGCGCTTATAACTGAAGGCCGGAGCAAAGTAAAGCCGAAGTTGCTATTTAGAGCAAATTTAGCCCTTACCCACCCCGCCCTGCAGCCTTTTGCTCAATAAGTGCACCGCTCTGCTCTCTGCTGCTCAGGCTTTGCGCTTAGGAGCACCGCTCAGGTCACTCCCGGCCTCATCTGCCTGCTCTTTGACCTTGGCCTTGGCCTGCTGAATGGCCTTCTTCAGCTGAGGCTGCTCGCCCTCCAAGTCCTCACCGAAGGCGTCCAAGCCCTGACGCACCCCCGCGCCGTAGTCCTCGCCGGGGTTCCAGTCCCAGCCTTCATCCGGGTCAACCTCCGGGGCTACGGGCGTGACCCCGCGCTTCTGGGCTTGCTTCTCTGTCAGGCTAATCACCGTGCACCGGCAACGGTAGCCGCAAGGCGGGTAGTGCGTCTTCCACCAAGGGTCATCGTGGTGGAGCACAGTGTTGTCCATGACCAAGTGGGAAGGGCGTGTGCGGCTGTCGTTGATGGCGTCATACATCAGATAGGGTCGGCTCGAGCTCACTGTCTTCTGCTGTTGCCAACGCCCCCGGTTGTACGCCACCTGCATGTTGGTACGGAAGATGTTGTCCAGCCGGTGCGCTGGCAGGTCAACGCTGGTGCTGCCGGACTTCACAGCCTTCTGAAAGTCCTTGAGCGTCTTGCCATTGCGCAGAGCGTCGGCCACCAAGTCAATCACGAACTTGATCTGCTCCAGGCTGGCCAACCCAGCAATGCTGACGGACTGGCTGCGCTGCATGCCCACCAGCTTGCCATAGTACTCGTCCGGCAGCACCACGTTCCGGCTCTCCGCGTACTCAATGGCTTCAATGAAGCTGAGTGCGGTGGCCATGTTACACCTTGCCTTCTGCGTGGACGTAACCCAGCACGTCAGCAGCGTAGAGGGCGTGCTCCAACGTCACCGTGAATTGCTCTGTGCTGACCTTGTCACCCATGAGAGCGAACAAGCGGTCAGCCAAGTCCTCTGAGGACGTGGCAGCCAGCACCGCAGAACGAACCTGCGCTGGGTCCAGGGGCAACCCACCCTCACCCAAGGATGCGTCGGCCTGGTCTTCAATCAGCTGTTGCTGCTGAGTGAACCGCGTGCCGGAGCCGTGCTTTGTAAAAAGGTGAGGAGGCGTCTGAGCAGCCTTGGCTCCGGTGCCAGAGTTCGGTGTAGCATTGGCATCGCCGGTCTGACCGGGATTAGCTTCACCGCCACCTTGAGGCTCGGCTGGAGGTAAGCCGGCAACCGGGTCTTCGCTGCTCAGCGTGAAGTCCTCCTCACGTAAATCGTAGTTGTCTTGAAAGTAACCTTTCTCAAACCGCACACCCACCGCGTACAGGTCTTTGTCACGCGTGGCGCGTTCCTTCTCCAGACCCACCTCGTCAGCAAACACCACCTCGTGCTTGACCCACCCGTTGAGCTCACACAAGGCGTCCACAATCTTCTGCATTGTCGGCCTCACCAGCATGATGTCGCTGTTGCGCTTGTCCATCCGTACCGCGTCGTGCACTTGGCCCAGAGCACGGTTGCCGCTACCGCCATCAGTGCCGGAGGTCAACGTCTGACCCAGCACCACCTTCTGAATGCGGCGGATGACACTATTCTCAAACATCTCAAACGACTGACCGCTGTTGCCTGCAGGTACGCCCACGGCTTCCACGCTGTCCTCTTTGTCGATGCCAATCACCGCTTGGCTGTGAGCCAGGAGCAGTGCCTTGACCATCTCCTTGGGGTCACCGGACTTGCCCACCAAGAGCGGAGCCCCAAAGCGTTCAAGGAACTTGCCCCAGAACTTCCAGCCGTTGTTGCGGAAGTACCAAGCCCAGTAGAGCCTGCTCAGCAACGCCTCCCCGTAGGGCTGCATGTACGTCGGGCGTGCGCGTGTCAAGAAGAACTTGTAGCGTTGGTCGACCTCAATGCCTACGCCGCCGCCCGAACCGTCATCAGGGAAGTACATGAGCCGCCCGTCGGGCTTGGGCTCAAACCAGCTGAAGGGCTTTTCACCGAGGTACTTGACGCCAATGACTCCGTCCTCGCGTCGGTAGTACACCGCCTCCATCACGCTGTACCCGTAGAGCCGAGCCTGCCAAGCGCCACTCGCTGCGTCCTGAAGTACCGGGGCAAGCACGTCCATGATCAACTTGCCTTGTGTGGACTCGCTAGGCTCTACCCGCAGGGGCGTGGCCAGCATGGCGTCCAAGCGGGTCTCACACGCCTGAGCAATCTCATCATCGTACATCAAGGTGCGTAGGCGGTCACGCCGAATACCGGCCTGCTTCAGCACCTCGTCCAAGTCGGGAATCTTGGTGAGCAGACGCACCAGCTGAGTGGTGGCCTCCTCTTCATACAGCGCCACCTGTGCGCCGGGGTTGGAACCGTCGTTCACCGTGCCCGTGGCAGAAGGGCGGGAGAACAGGCGGGTAAAGAAGTTTCGGTTGCTCATACAATGCTCCTAGTTGAAAGTGCGGCCACCACCTGTGTAGGGTGCAACCGAAGGTCGTTTGAAATTCTCACGCGTGGTGTACCAGTTCACGCCCTGAGTCCATGCGTCCACGTCGTCATCGTTCTTGACGCCAGGGAACCGGGCAAACAGGTCAACAAAGTCGTTGACCCACTCACATCCCTTCAGCGTGGGGCTGGGCAGGAAGAAGTTGCCTGCCTCGTGCTGCGGCTGTACAGCGTTGGCCCGAGCTACCTTGCCCCCCTGAGGGCTGATAGGCGTCAGGCCGGGTACGTCGTCTTCCAGTGCGTCCAGTACCGCTGGACCATTGGCTTTGTCCTCAATCAGCACGGCAATTGTCTTGCGCGTGAAGGGTGAGCGGGCGTGTTCGTTCAGGATGCGTGTCTTGGTGGCGCTGAACCCCATGCGCTCACATACTCGGGCCAGCAGGTACTTGTTGGCACCCTTCCGCCCAATGCAGTGCCCAGCCACGAAGTCCGTACCCGTGCCGTCCTTGAACGTGCAGTCCCAACTCCACACTATCTCCTCCATGTCGGCTGCCATCTGCTCAGGTGGAACGTGATAGAACTGCCAGTCCTTCACCTTGAATATCGACCCCTCACGGCTGGAGGGGTTCTGCTGCAGCTGTGCGTTGGTGTGGTACTTACCCAAGCGGTCTTCCATCTCCCGCACCGTGGCGTCGTCCAGGCGCTCAGGTGCCATGAGCTCACCTTCCACCTTCCGTGGGTCTTGGAACCCCAGTGACGTGGTCTTCCGCAGGGCTGGATCATACCGCATGGGCAGCACCAAGTGCTCCCAGCCCTTCTCATTGGCCAGGATGTACCCGGTCAAGTCCTCCACGTGGAGGCGCTGGTGCACCACGATGATGGCGTCTTCCTTGGGATTGTTCAGGCGCGTGGACGCTGTACCCTTCCACCACTCAATGGACTGAGCGCGGGCAACCTCAGAATCGGCCTCGAGTGCGCTCACAGGGTCGTCAATGACGATGCGGTTGCCCCCGAAGCCCGTACCCGCCGCATCCGTAGCGGTCACCACCCGGCTACCCTTCCGGTTGTTCTCATACCGGGTCTTCACGTTCTGGTCCGTCGTCATGCGGAACCTGGTGCCCCAAGCTGCTTGGTACGCGGGTGACTCCATGATGCGCCGGGAGTCCACAGCATCGCGGGTGGCCACGTCCTTGGCGTAGGAGGCGGTGAGATACTGAAGGTGGGGCTTCGCCAGCCACTCCCACGCAGGAAACGCCTGTGAGATGATAGTGGACTTCAACATCCGGAAGGGAACGTTGATCACCAGCCGCTTGATTTCACCCCGACTCAGCGCCTCCAGGTGCTCGCATATGGCGTGCACGTGCCAGTTGTCCACAAAGGGCGTGCACGGTTGTAACACCGGCCAAGCGTAGTCCCGCAGGAAGCGCCAGAGCGAGCGTTCGGCCTGTACAGCCTTCACCGCTTCCATCCGCGCCCTGAGCTCTCCTGGTGTCATTGCGTAGCTCCCAACAACTTGGCGGCCTGAGCGTACAGTGCTTCCAGGCGGTCCAAGTCCTTCTGAGGTAGAGCCGCCACGTCCTGAATGCCAATGGGTGCTGCGCCCTCAACGCCTTGGATGGCCACCTTCTTCGGCGTGAAGTACGGAGCCGCCTTGTTGGCAGCGTCTAGTCGGGTGTGGAGCGGCAAGCGCGGGTCTAGCGCTACTGCTTTGAGTAGGTCAGCTGGTTGGGACACCCCGCCCCCGTTGAGAGCCTCGCTGAAGCGTTCTTGATCCTTGGTGTGCAAAGCCTTGAAGCTGAGAGCCACGTTGTGTTCGTCCACCAAGGTGCCCGCCTTGTTGCGGAAGACGCCTGGAATGTCGGTGGGCGTGAGCTTGACCTTTCGGGGCGTGATGTTGCGGGTAGCCATTTGTCGTTTCTCCGGTATGACTTCTATGTGCGCGCAGCTTATACCTTAGATGCTGAGTGGCCGTCAAGCCGATATTGACGGAGACGTTGGGCCGCAGCGGGGACGAGCTTCACATCTGCGTGTTTGCGTGAACCGGATACCCGCGCACGCTTTCATATCCGGTTGTGCTTTTTAACGCAATTGCGTTATTCTCTTATTGTGTATTTACACAGAGGTAGAGCCTCCCAGAAACTTTCCTGCCGTGTGTGTCAAAAGCGGGTATCAAGCCCCAGATGGTACTTCGCGTGGCAGCTTTGAATCGTAACTTCACATTTTCAAAAAACATGAAGCGCCGTAAGTGGTGATCTCTACAACAAAAACACCTTGTAGGACTTTCAGTTACAGATACTACCTTACCCAATTAATATCAAGTCAATAAAGAAGTAATGATTGGGATGCAGGAGTAGCGTCCCAACTTTTTGAAGTTTGTGAAGCTGTTCTCTTCCATCGTCCAGCACTCGGGTTCGGGTTAGTGTCCGTCCCTCCAATAGCGCCAATAAATACAGCACTTAGACACGGACCACCGGAGAACCGGAGACACGGAGCACACGCAGAATCTCAAACCCGAGCTTCACAATTCAACCTAGCAGATTGCAAGTTCGCGGTATTTAGGGCACAACTTCTACCGCACGGAGAACCTACCTCACGCAGAAACGCACACGCTTAACCCACGCTTGACCCCTATGAATAAAGGCAGTATGATACCGCACTTTCAACCCCGTAACTTGGAGGCGTACTCATGGCTCACCCGGCAACGCAGCTGTTGCACCCGACCTTTCAGAACACAAAACAAGCTGCAGATGAAATGGCCCTACTTCACGCCGACCTACTATCCACGTTCACCTACACCCCGGATGAAGGATGCTTCCGGTGGAAGGTACGCCCTAGCCCCCGCACTTCAATTGGCAGAATAGCCGGGTCAGCTACCAAGCAAGGCAACGGCACCTCTATACCTTGGCACGGTAAGTCTTGGTCAGAGGCTCAACTGGCAGTGTTCTACATGACTGGGAAGCTGCCGTTGGGCAAGGTGAGCCGCTACGACGGAGTGACGGCAGTAAGCCGGTTTGAGAGCCTGCTATATACGCTCCCGGACGGAAGGCGCTTTCAAGGCAGCAAGGAGATTACACCCCATGAATAACATAGCCTTGACGCACTCAACAGCGGTAGCCTATACTACACGGGCTTTGCGGAGCGGTCACCGAGTTACGGCGGCTGTTCCTACCTGGTGCGTTCTGTCGGCTCCTGCCAGTGGGGCGACCGCTACCGCAAAGCACCCACCTCGTAGCTGGGGAGGGGCCGTATGACAGCCTCCGCCAAGAAGACCAAGAATGGAGGAGCGCTCACCCGTGAGGACGTCCACCAACGCATGTTGGACAAGCTAGGACAATCCGCTCTGGACGAGGAGGACGCTCGGCTGATGAAGCTAGAGCCGCTCACAGGTATGGGCATGAGGTCACTCAAGCTGCCCGAATTCCCCGCTTTCAAAATCCCCTACTTCACCTTGCAAGGCAAGGTTGATAAGTTCTTCCGTGCCCGGTACGTGGTCAGCACCCTGAAAGGGTTTGACGCGGTGGCCGGCAAAAAGCCCCTCCGGTATGTTCAACCCGCCAAGAGCAAGTCCGGAGTGTACTTGCCCCCGTTTGTGGACTGGGTTGAAATGGCCGCTGACGCCACTCAGCCCTTGGTCATCACAGAAGGCGAGTTGAAGGCCGCATGCGCTACCAAGTACGGGTTCCCCACCCTAGGGCTAGGCGGTGTGTACAGCTTTCAGAGCAACGCTCACAACCACATGCTGATACCCGCACTGGCGGAGTTTGCGTGGGGTGAGCGCATTGTGTACATTTGCTACGACAGCGACTCCTCCACCAACCCCAACGTCCTAGCTGCAGAACAACGGCTGGCGCAACGCCTGACCGAGCTAGGTGCTTTGGTATACATCACCCGGCTACCCGCCCAAGAGGAACTGACCAAGTGCGGCCTGGACGACTTCATTGTCCTGCGGGGCGCAGAAGCGTTTGCCGAACTGTTGGACAGCGAGAAGACCTACGCCTACGACGCTGCTAAGGTGCTACACGGCCTGAGCGAGCGGGTGGTGTACGTGCGCGACCCCGGCATCATCTGGGACCACACCTTGAAGCGCCGCATGAGCCCTAGCGACTTCACGGCTCACCAATTTGCCAACGTCCACTATTGGGCGGAGGTGTCCATGCCCAAGGGCGGCACAACACGGGTGAAAAAGCCCGCGGCCCCTGCTTGGCTTCAGTGGGAGGCGCGTGCGGAGTGCTTGGGGTTAGCCTTCCGCCCCGGTGCCGCCCGCATCACGGAGGACGGCTACCTCAACACGTGGACAGGCTGGGGAGTGACGGAGCCCATAGCGGGGGACGTCAGCCCTTGGCACGAACTCATGGAGCACATATTTGCCGGAGCACCCGAGGCACGGAGGTGGTTTGAACGCTGGACAGCGTACCCTATACAGAACCCCGGTGCCAAGCTGGCTACCGCTATGGCCGTGTGGGGGCCAACTCACGGTAGCGGCAAGACGTTGATTGGTCACACGTTGATGCGGGTGTATGGCACCAAGCACTCAGTGGAACTCAAGGACGCGGACTTGGAAGACGACCGCAACGAATGGGCTGACAGCAAGTGCTTTGCGCTGTGCGACGATATCACCGCCAAAGGCGACCGCAAGCTGATGCGGAAGCTGATGACCATGGTCACGCAGAAGATGCTGCGCATCAACACGAAGTACGTGCCATCCTACTCCCTTGAGGACTTGATCAACTACTACTACACGTCCAACGAGCCGGATATGTTCTACATGGATGAGAACGACCGACGCTTCTACGTGCATGAGACTCAGGCCGGCAAGTTCCTCAATTACAAGCGGTACGTGGCGTGGCGTGACAGCGACGAGGGCATAGCCGCCTTGTGGCACTACCTGTTGAGCGTTGACCTGGGGGACTTTGACCCGCAAGCGCCTGCACCCGTCAGTGACGGCAAAAAAGCCATGATTGACATGGGCAAGAGCGAACTGGGTGCGTGGGTGCTGGAGTTCCGCCGCAACACGGACTACATGCTCAAGCAGGCGAATATGACGGGTGACTTGTTCACCATGAAGCAACTCCACGCGTTGTACGACCCCATGGGCAACAAGAAGGCCAGCCCCAACGCCTTGAGCCGCGAATTCAAGCGGGAAGGGTACAACCCGTGCTGCGCCGGAGCGCCGGTGCGGTTGAGTAACGGTCAGCAGTTGGTAGTGTGGCCAGTGCGGAACTTTGACAAGTGGAAGAAGGCACCGTGGGGTGAGGTCAAGGCCGAGTATGAGAAGCACACCACCGTCAGCGCCAGCAAGAAGTTTTAACAGGAGTCGACAAATGAGCAGATTGGTATTGCCCGCAGTGGCAGCCGTACCGGGGACGGTAGAGCCTACCCCGTTGCACCTTGTACCCAGCAGCGGTGGGGTGAAGTGCGTTGTTTGCGGAGAGAGAGCAAGTTCCGCATGCGCTTCCACTACACAGACCAGGCGGAAATGTACACGTTGTTCAGCGACGCAGAGGGGTTCGCTATGTACGACCCCGCCGAGCGGATGATGAAGCTATATACTACACTTGCAGGAGCGATCATGGCACGTCTCACTGAATTGCAGAAGCTGCGGAGCGCGGTGCTCAACGCAGACAATCACTACGCGGTGTTGGGGGTAGCTACCGGAGCCGCCACGGACGTGATCAAGGCCGCTCACCGCACGTTGGCGCGAGCCTTTCACCCTGACTTGTCCAAGTTGGAGGACGCTCATGATCTGTGCGCCCGTGTCAACGTGGCCTACGCGGTGCTGGGGGACAAGGAGGCACGCCGCAAGTACGACGCTGTGGAGCGCACGGAGGAAGCTCAGTGCACCCGGTGTGCCGGTACGGGCACGGTGTACAAACAAAAAGGGTTCAACAAGAAGGTGCAGTCACCTTGCCCGGTTTGCGGAGGGCACGGTGTATGCGCATCTCAATCAAGAACATAACATGGCGGCATCACCCACGGCTGCACGCTGAAGTCGGCTACATTGAGAGCCAGTACGGCGAGCGGAAGGTGGCCATGCTCGTCAACGAGACCAACAACCCGCGCCGCCCCGCTGGCGGCACGATACCGGCCAAGCCGTTCACATTGGAAGTGTACGTCCCGTTGTTGACAACTCAAGACAAAGTCCTCAAGTTCACCCGTGAACACGAGGCCAAGGCGGAAGCTGCCCGGCTGCTGGGGCGCTTCCTAGCCGATACCACAGAGCAACCCACATGACATCAACCCGCCCGTCAGGGCATTTTACAAAAGGAAAGAGCATGGACTTGTATCAGTCTTACATTCACATCAGCCGCTACAGCCGTTGGCGCGATGACCTGGGCCGACGCGAAACCTGGGAGGAAACCGTCCAGCGGTACATTGACTTCTTTGACGCCAAGACGGAGCACCGCTTCGGCCCCGTGTTGCAAGGCAAAGTGAAGGACGCCATCACCGCGCTGGGGGTCATGCCTTCCATGCGGGCACTGATGACCGCTGGGGAGGCTCTGGAGCGTGAGAACATTGCCGGGTTCAACTGCAGCTACTTGGCGGTGAACAGCAAGCGTTCGTTTGCGGAGGCGCTGTACATTCTGATGTGCGGCACCGGGGCGTGCGAACTGCCCAACACGTAAGAGTTTCACCAACCCGCCCCAGCAAGGGGGCTTTTTCAGGAGGTCGTTATGAAGCCACAAAAAGGCGAACTGTTCAAGCTGGTGGACGCTTTGAAGCCCACCACCCTCACCTTGGAGGTGTGCAAGGCTCACGGCTGGGCTTACCCGCCCGTGCTGCTCACGTACAAAGGAGCCGTCACTGGCTCAGTTGTGCGCTCGGTGTTCAATTTGTAAGGAGTGTTGACATGTTGTTATCGTACTTGGAACTGAAGGCCGAGGTGCAGAACAAGGCCATGCACCCGGTGGAGGACGCTCAGGTCAACGCCAGCAGCGTGGACGTCCGCTTGGGCAGCAAGCTGTTGGTGGAGGAGCTACCGGAGGGGCTGAAGAAGAGCGAGTTGCCGGTGGTCACGTTGCGTGAGCGCGAGCCGCTGACCTTCACTGAGTTCAACCTGGAGCCGGAGGGCGAACCGTTCCTCCTGTACCCCGGTCAATTTGTGTTGGCGCAAACGATTGAGGAGTTCAACCTGCCTCTGGATATCAGCGCAGAGTTCCGCCTCAAGAGCTCAGGGGCGCGTATGGGTCTGAGTCACGCCTTGGCGGTGTGGGCGGGCGCTGGCTGGCACGGCTCTGCGCTCACACTGGAGTTGCACAATATCAGCCAGCACCATATTATCGCTCTGCACCACGGAGACCGCGTAGGACAGATGATTTTCCACCGCCATGTAGGTGTGCCCAGGGAGCGTAGCTACGCAGTGCGGGGAGCGTATAACAACAACCTGGAGACCACAGCCGCTCAACAGGAGAAGCAATCATGAGCATCCGTGACGGGTACGCAGAAGAGTTTGAACAATGGAAGGTGTTGAACCCGCCCGTGGAGCGCGAGCTACGGGCAGCCGCAGCCCTTCAGTACGGGGTAGCGGAGGAGGACGTGACACCGGCGCAGATGGACTTCATTCAGCGCCGCAGGTTCTTCAACGACACCGCCTTCTGGGCATCAATTTGGGAGAGCGTCAAGTGAGCTCAGAGGACTACGACGAGCCGGGTAGTGGCGTGGTGTACGGAGTAGCCGGTGGGTTGATCTGCTGGGTTGTAATCGGCATCTTGATCTGGGCTTTGTGGTGACGAACCCGAATAACCCTAAACTTCGGTTGGGTATTCTAAAAAGGGCTTTACGAACTTCGAAGTCCGGGTTATAGGTCGCCTCACTTGCAAACCGTGAAGAAGCAAACCACCGAAGAGATCATTGCCTTGTGCGCAGCCAAAGCTGCTCTTGCCAGCGCTGCCCGCGTAGCTGCACCCTCTAATTCACTGCCACACTGTTTAAGGAGATCCACATGTTCTACATCGGCCGACGTAACAACCCTCAGCTTGCCACCCCGTACTTCAAAGCCTTTGGCAAGCTGACCAAGAAGGAAGCCAAGGCCAAGGAGCAAACAGCCTACGGCTCAATGTGGTTGACGGCTTACAAGACTGAGGCTGAGTACACCGCTGCTGTAGAGCAGATGAAGCAAGAGGGCAAGCGTTTCGTATAAAACCGGGGCGCGTACACCACCCCACTTTTCAGGAGTCGACAAATGAGCAACTTCAAACCGATGCTGAGTGGGAGCGTTGAGGACGCCTCCGCGTTGAAGCTACCCTTGCTGGCCAGCGTCAAGCTGGACGGTATCCGCGCCATGGTGATCAACGGGGTGTTGGTCAGCCGTAACCTCAAGCCCATCCCCAACGCCTACGCTCAGAAGCTGTTTAGCAAGCGCATGTTCGAAGGCTTGGACGGCGAACTGATTGTGGGCAAGGCCGGAGACCCGGACGTGTTCCTCCGTACCTCTTCAGGCGTGATGAGCGGTGACGGCCAACCAGACGTGTACTTCCACGTCTTTGACTGCATGAGCAACCCCTCCATCCCGTTCATAGCGCGTTGGGAGCACGCCCGTCACACGTCAGACAAATCAGACCGAGTCATTGTAGTGCCGCAGTCCATGATCAGCACCTTGTCTCAGTTGGACGAGTTTGAGGCTGCCGCCTTGGGTGACGGGTACGAAGGCGTCATGTTGCGCAGCGCCAACGCACCGTACAAGTACGGGCGGGGCACGGTCAAGGCTCAAGACCTGATGAAGCTGAAGCGGTTCGCTGACGCAGAGGCCAAGGTGGTGGGCTTTGAAGAGCAGATGCACAACACAAACGAGGCCAAGCGCGACGCCTTGGGTCATACAGAGCGCAGCAGCAAGAAGGCCGGCATGGTAGGCAAGGGCGCATTGGGGGCGCTCAAGGTGGTGGGTGTCAACGGAACCTACAAGGGCGTGGCGTTCAACATCGGCACCGGGTTTGATGACGCTTTGCGCGCAGAGATTTGGACCAATCAACCCCGGTGGCAGGGTGCTGTGGTCAAGTTCAAATACTTCCCCAGCGGCAGCAAGGAGGCACCTAGGTTCCCGGTATATTTAGGCCAACGTCACAAAGGAGACATGTCATGACCAACAAGATAGCCGTTTGCTCACTGCTGGTGTTCGACGCTACCATCTGGGCTCACAACTTGTTACTGGCCATGGCCGGGAGGGGCTTGGTATGACAACACGGGTAGACCGCGCCATTGCGCGCAACATGCGCCGTTCGTACAAGTGCCGGCAATGTACCAAAGAGCGCAGCGGGGAAGGGTTTGAAGTGACAGTGGACGTGACGTCACCGGCTGAGGCGCAAGAGTGGGCCACCAAGCTGACCCCAGCCCCGCGTAATACGCCGGTGGGTTGGCCCAGCTACCTGGACGGCTTCCAGTGCTCGGATTGCACCAAACAAGACCTCAAGACCTTGATCACCCCCAATGGAGACAGGTCTGGCCACAGGCCAAGTAACCTGCGCGACGTCACGACCAGAGTCAACAATCAGAACCGTCACAAGGTACGGGCTGCGTCCGGGCTCAGGGGTGTGTACGAACAACCCGACAAAAGAACAAGCATCGCAAGCCTACCAGGAGGCCAGGGCTGGTAAAGTAGCACTTGCCTAAAACTTTCCTGGGAGGTATGCTACCGTCCGTGGCTCGGTTAAAGGCCACTCTTTGTCAACACTGTAAACTGGAGAACCGTAACATGGCAACCTACAAAACCGCGGACAAACCCATCAAACTGCCCAAGACCCTAGCCGGGTGCGCTGACCGCTTGTACGAGGTGCGCCAACTGCGCCTTGCCAAGCAACGCGAGGTGGAAGCCTTTGAGGAAGAGGAATCCGCCCTGCGTGAGCACCTCATTCAGAACCTACCCAAGAGTCTTGCCAGCGGCATCGCCGGCAAGACCGCCCGTGTCTCCATCGCCAACAAGGTGGTGGTGCGGGTGACCAACTGGGACGAGGTGTACGGGTACATTGTCAAGAACTTCAAGAAGAACCCTGGTGTGTTCGCCCTGCTGCAGAAGCGGGTGGGTGAAGTCGCCGTCAAGGAAATTTGGGAAGCTGGCAAGGAAGTGCCCGGCACTCAGCCTCTGGACGTGCCCACCGTGAGACTGAACAAGCTATGAGCACTGTGCTGAAGCTCCAACGGAGCCTTGCTGGCGCACCTCAAGTGCTGGGCTACAACCAAACCAAGTCCGTGCTGTTTGAAGTACCGCTCACGCCGGACTTGGATAGGTTGTTTGCCGGACGCGACAAGGTGTACGTCAAGGCCACGGTGCGCAACAAGGGCGGCACTCAGCGCGTAGAAGTGCTGAATACCACCCGCGCTCAGGACTGGTAATCATGCGCAACGAACGCGAAGCCCACAGCCAGTTTCTGGAGCCTGGACAGGAGAACAATATGCGTTGACAGAATAACCGTAGCCCACGGAGAGGCTTAAATCTCCGCACCTTCACTCTGTTATCTATGCCACTTGAGAGGAAACACCATGGCCACCCCAAAGAAACCCGCAGCAGCCAAGTCCACCGCCGTAGTGCCGTGGGAAGCCGAAATGGCGCAACGCGCCGTCAAAGCCGCCAAAGCCGAAAAGATCACCGGCCTCACCAAGAAGCTCAGTACTCGGGGCGGCATCCTGAGCATTGACGACACCCCCGTTGAAGACAATGAACTGCGCGTCATTGTTGTCGGTTCTGTTCATGAGAATCAATACTACACGGAAGCCTACAACCCCAACACGCCCACCGTACCGGCCTGCTACAGCTTCAGTGACCCTGAAGCCGACGCTCCGGAAGACGGCATGGCTCCCCACGAGGAAGCCGAAGACAAGCAAGGCGACGACAACGGTCTGTGCTCCAATTGCTGGGCCAACCAAATGGGCAGTGCTGACGTGGGCCGGGGCAAGGCGTGCAAGAACATCCGCCGCTTGGCCGTCATCACTGAGGACGCGCTGGAGTCGGTGGAGTCACTGAGCGAAGCTGAAGTCCGCATGCTCAACGTGCCGGTGATGAGCACCAAGAACTGGGCCAAGTTCGTCAACGCTGTGGCTGAGGACATGAGCCGTCCCTACTGGGCTGTTGTGTGCTTGGTCAAGGTAGTGCCTGACCCCAAGAGCCAATTCCAAATCACCTTCAAGTTTGAAGAACTCATCAACTTCGACGGTGAACTGTATGAGGCCATGAAGAAGAAGGTCACTGCCGTCAACCAGCAGCTGGTGTTGCCGTACCTCAAGCAAGCTGACCTGGCAGTCGCCCAGCCGGTACGTCCTCAAGTCCGCATGGCACAAGCCATGGCCAAGAAGGCTCCTCCTGGCAAGCCTGCAGTCAAGCCTGCAGCCAAGCCTGCAGCCAAGCCTGCAGCCAAGCCTGCAGCCAAGCCTGCAGCCAAGCCTGCACCTGCGGCCAAGCGCGGTAAGTTCTAACCGCTGACGTGCAAGGAGGGCTTCGGCTCTCCTTGTTGTTTATGTTTACAAACGAGGAATCCGTATGAGCCTGCTCACCTTACCATGGCGCCAGTTTGTGGAAGAGCTACAGGCGAGCGAGGATGAACAGTTGGTGTGGGACGCTCTTGAAGCAGAGCGCCGCGCTGGCAAACGCCCCGCCGTCATGTTGCGTATCTACCAACGGGCAAGTAAGCTCCGCCGGCAACGCGAGCACAGGGAGCTCCTGGGGCTGACACCATGACCAAAATCAAACCAATCACAATCGACTTTGAGACGCGCCCCATTGAGCCGCGCCCGCACTACCCGCCGCAGCCCGTAGGCTTCAGCATCAAGTATCCGGGCAAGAAGTCAAAATACTACGGGTGGGGGCACCCTGTCAAGAACAACTGCATTCAAGAGCAAGCTGCCGAGGTTCTACGCGACGCGTGGACCAGCGGGCAGCATTTGTTGTTTCACAACGGCAAGTTCGATATTGACGTGGCACAAGAGCACATGGGGCTGATGGACGCGCCCCTTGACCCGCTGAAGTGCCACGACACTCAGTTCCTGCTATTCCTGCTCGACCCGCACAGCTTCAACTTGGGGTTGAAGCCCTCCGCTGAGAAGTTCCTTGGCATGCCCCCCACCGAGCAACACGCTCTGCGGGACTGGCTGTTGGAGCACCAGAAACGGCTCAAGTCAGAGGGGTTGCTACCGGCCAACGTGCGCATCACGGAGGGCAACTTCGGAGCGTGGATTTGCCTTGGCCCAGGGGACTTGGTGGGCAAGTACGCCGACGGTGACGTTGTGCGCACTGAGAAGCTCTTTGACAAGCTGTACCCGGAAGCTGCAGCCCGTGACATGCTCCCAGCCTATCGACGTGAGCAGAAGCTGGTGCCCATCCTGCTGCAGAATGAGCGCCAAGGCATGAAGTGCGATGTCAAGGCTCTGGAGTCTGCGCTGACGGTGGGTGAGCCCGCCACGGTGGCCGCAGAAGCGTGGTTGCGCAAGACGCTCAAGGCTCCTGACCTGAACTTTGAGAGCGACACCCAACTGGCTGAAGTGCTTGATCGGGAGGGTGTCATCACTGAATGGACGCTCACGCCTACCGGCAAGAAGTCAATGAACAAGAAGGCACTCAAGCCGGAGCACTACCACAACAAGAAGGTGTTCCAGGTGCTGGGCTACCGTAGCAAGTTGGCCACCTGCCTGCAGACGTACATCCGGCCTTGGCTGGACACCGCCCACCAAACCAACGGCATCCTGCACGCGGGTTGGAATCAGACCCGCAACGACCGGGACGCCGGTGCACGCACCGGGCGGTTGAGTAGCAGTCCCAACTTCATGGCTGTGGCCAAGTCGTTTGAGGACAAGGGCGACGGCTGGAGCCACCCGGACTTCCTCAAGAGCCTACCGCACCTGCCGCTCATGCGTCAGTTTCTGCTGCCGGACTCACCCAAGCACTGGTGGGGCAGACGAGATTACAACCAGCAAGAGCTACGCATCCTGGCTCACTTTGAAGACGACAAGCTGCTGCAGGCGTACTTGCAGAACCCCAAGTTGGACGTGCACACGTTCGTTCAACAGGCCATCAAGACGCTCATGGGCTTGGATTTGCCCCGTACTCCTATCAAGGCGCTCAACTTCGGCTTGCTGTACGGCCAAGGCGTGGGCAGCATGGCTGAGAAGCTGGGCAAGTCAGTGGAGGAGATTCGCACCCTCCGCAACGCTCAGTTGAGCGCCCTACCCGGCCTGAAGGTTCTGGACGCTGCTGTGAAGCAACGGGGCAGAGCCGGTCAATGTATCACCACCTGGGGTGGGCGTCAGTACTTCGCTGAAGAGCCACGAGTGATTGACGGCCAGCTGCGCACGTTTGAGTACAAGCTGCTCAACTACCTCATTCAAGGCTCTGCTGCTGACTGCACCAAGGAAGCCTTGATCCGCTACCATGAGATGGGCTATGGGGACGCCCGGTTTGTGGTCACCGTACACGACGAAATCAACATCAGCGCCCCCAAGGGTGCGTTCAAGAAGGAAATGCTCCGCCTGCGGGAAGCGATGATGTCGGTTGAGTTCGATGTACCTATGTTCTCTGACGGTGAGTTTGGCGCCAACTGGGGCGCCATGCAAGAACTGAAGGAGCCTATGATCGATTTGTCACGTTGGAAAGGAAAGTGAATATGGCTACCGCCAAGAAAGTTATCCCCATCAAGCCCCTCACCAGCTGGAGTTTCAGCCGGTATCAGGACTACAAGAGTTGCCCCGCCAAGGCCAAGTACAAGCACATTGACAAGCTGAAGGAGCCGCCTAGCCCCGCCATGGAGCGCGGAGCGGCCATTCACAACTTGTGCGAGCAGTACGTGAGGGGCACGCTGGCCAAGCTACCGCCGGAACTCAAGCTGTTCAAGGACGAGTTCACCAAGCTGCGGAAGATGTACAAAGCCAAGAAGCTACCCATGATTGTGGAGGACAACTGGGCCTTCACCAACACGTGGGAAGAGTCGACCTGGAATGACTGGGTCAACTGCTGGGTGCGTATCAAGCTGGACTGTGCCCACTACGAAGAAGCCAACGTGTTGTACGTCACTGACTACAAGACCGGCAAGATGAACGACTTCAAGAACGCCGAGTACATGGAGCAGTTGGAACTGTACGCCTTGGCCGCCTTGTTGATGAGCGCGGTGGAGGACGTCACAGTGGTGCCTCGGTTGCTCTACCTGGACAGCGGTGATGTGTACCCTCCACCCGGTCAGGAAGTGACCTATACCCGCGCAGACTTGAAGAAGCTGCTTACCGAGTGGAACAAGCGTGTCAAGCCGATGATGATAGATACCCGCTTTGCCCCCAAGCCCAGCGCCAACTCTTGCCGGTGGTGCTACTTCAGCGCCAGCAAGAATGGTCCATGCCAGTTCTAAGGAGACGACAATGATTCACGTAATGGTAGATTTGGAAACGCTTGGCCGCCGTGCCGGTTGCAAAGTGCTCAGCATTGGTGCGGTAGTGTTTGGCCCGAAAGGGCTGGGCGCTGAGTTCTACACGGAGGTGCAGCGCGACCACCAACCCGGCCTTCATGAAGACCAGGACACTGTCGACTGGTGGGCCAAGCAATCACCAGAGGCCCGCGAGCGTCTGTTCAGCAACGTGGGCAAGGTGCCGCTCAAGCACGCGCTGGAAGCCTTCAACGACTGGCTGGAGAAGCTCACAGACCGGGACGCCAAGGGCAACTTGAATGCGTGCGTATGGGGTAACGGGGCGGACTTTGACAACGCCATCCTCAACGTGGCCTACGCTGAAGTGTGCGTGGAAGCCCCAGCATGGCCGTTCTGGAACAACAGGTGCTACCGCACGCTGAAGGGCATGAAGCCCTCTGTCACGCTGGTGCGCACTGGAGTGTACCACAACGCCTTGGACGACGCCAAGAGTCAAGCGGAGCACGCAGTTCGCTTGATGACGGAGCTACAGGCATGGGAGGCGTAACTCACCGGTGGACTGTAGGGTCGGGTGGCTTCATAGGTGAGGTCACTTTGTTGTCGGTAGATGAGCTCAACTACGACCTACACCTGACCCGGCGCAAGTCGGTTCCTTTGCTGGAACTGACAGACGTGTACGTGCACCCGTTGCGCCGGGGCAGAGGGTGGGCGCAGGAGCTACTCACCACAGTCGTAGAGTGGGCAGATGCGCACCAGACGGACTTGGTACTCAGGACGGCAGCCTATGGGCCACAGAAAGACCGCAACAAGCGCTCGGTGCCCCGTATGACCAAGGAGGAACTGCAGGTGTTCTACGCACGCTTCGGCTTCAAGTCCCGCAAGGCAGACCCTTGCATCATGGTGCGGAGGTGGCGGTGAGTACCTACCAACTAGAGGTGCTGATTGAGAACTGGGTTGTGGACAAGGCGTACAACACATTGGGTGTGTTGTCGCTGAAGCTCAACGTGGTGGGCAGTACGGGGTGGCCTGACCGGGTGTTCTGGATACCGGGTGGCCGCCCCTTGCTCATTGAGTTCAAACGACCTGGAGGCGTTGCCAGCCCCAAACAAGCGCTGATTCACAAACAACTACGATACAGAGGTTATGATGTCCAAATCCACGACAACCGCGAAGAAGCCTTCCAAGCCGTCCAAGCCGCGCTGGACGCCGCACGCCTATCAGCGCAAGGCTGTCAAGTTCCTGCTGGAGCACGGAGCCGCTGCGCTCTTTTTAGACCCTGGCCTGGGGAAGACCAGCGTGACGATAGCTGCCAGCAAGATTCTGCTGAAGGAAGGCGTGATGCGCGGGGCGCTGATAGTGGCCCCACTCCGCCCGGCAAGAACCACTTGGCCAAAGGAGGTAGCAAAGTGGGCAGACTTCGAAGGTCTTGACTTGGCGGTGCTGCACGGCAACGACAAAGAACGCTTGGTGCGCGAGGAGCATGACTTCTATGTGATCAACTATGAGGGTCTGGCGTGGCTGTTCAACTTTGTCAAGGTGGGCAAGGTACAGAAGCCGGTGCTGACGGAAGCGGGCAAGGCTCTGCTGAAGAACGTGGACACGTTGGTGTGGGACGAACTCAGCAAGATGAAGCACCCCGGCACTCTGCGCTACAAGCTCGTCAAGCCGTGGTTGAAGAAGTTCAGCCGCAGGTGGGGCTTGACCGGCTCCCCGGCCTCCAACGGTCTGCTCGACCTGTTTGGTCAGTGCTACGTGTTAGACGAAGGCAATGCGCTCGGTCAGTACATCACGCACTACAAGGCAGCGTACTTCCTGCCCACAGACAAGATGGGCTACAACTGGCGTCCCAAGGAGGGCGCTGAGGAGGCCATTCACGCACGCCTCCAGCCCTTGGCTCTGCGCATGGACGCTGATGACTACCTCACCTTGCCCAAGCAGCTGGACCACGTCATCAAGTTTGACCTGCCGCCCACCGTGCGCAAGCAGTACGAGGAGTTGGAGGGAGAGCTACTCACCCAAGTGGACCAGCACTTGATTGTGGCCGCCAACTCCGGCAGCGCCAACAGTAAGTGCCGTCAGGTGTGCTCGGGTGCCTTGTACCTCCCCACCGTTGACCCAGTGACCGGGGCGGTGAGTACCAACGGAGGACGGAAGGCTGACCGCAAGTGGGTGCTGTTGCACGACGACAAACTGGATGAGTTGGAGCGTCTGATTGACGAACTGCAAGGCCAACAGCTGCTGGTGGCGTATGACTTCAACCACGACCTGGAGCGCCTGCTCAAGCGGTTCCCCAACACGCCCTACATTGGCGGGGGCGTCAGCGGGCAACGCGGGGAGGAGTTGGAGGCCGCATGGAACCGGGGCGAGCTACCGCTGCTGTTTGGTCACCCGGCCTCCATTGGCCACGGCCTGAACCTGCAGGAGAGCCACGCACACCACATAGCTTGGTTCACGCTCACGTGGGACTTTGAGCTGTACGACCAATTCAACCGTCGTCTGCGCCGCCAAGGCAACCACAGCGAACACCTCCATGTGTACCACTTCATTGCCCGCAACACCGTGGATGAGAGCGTCATGTACGCCCTCCGGCGCAAGAACCGCACCCAGAAGGTGCTGTTGGACGCCCTCAAGACTCGCAAGCGCGTCGACTGAAAGACCAACCGGAACTTCGGGTTATTCTAAAAAGGGCTTTACGAACCCGAAGTTCCGGTTTAGAGTTCGTCTCACGTTGATACCGAATGTCAACGCTCTGTTCAACCTGTACCACTGTTAGGAGTTCATCATGGCTTACACTACCGTCCGCACCCTCACCCTCCAAGTAGCTGACACCAGCAAGGTCAAGGGATGGGGCTTCTTGGCTCAGTTCGTTGAGTACGCTCAAAAGAAGGGCACGTTCACGGTCCATGACCTCACCAAGCGGTTCGTCGGCAAGCAAGTGCCCAGCAAGGGCGGTGAGGCAAAGAAGGCCAACACTGCCCGGATTGTGCGCTACGCTCACTGGTGCGTCCAACAAGGCATCATGGCACCGGTGGAAGTTTGATCTTCCGCTATACTTTCGGAGGGAGACGGACTATACTCCGTCTCCCTCAAGACAAACCGTAACGTCTGAGTGATAGGAACCGACACATGATCTACTTTCAAGCCAAACCCAAGACCGCAGTCCCCGGTGACAGCAGCACTCAATTATTTCCTGCCCCGGATGAAGCCTTCCACGCCAAGGTGGAGGAGGCTGTGGCCAAGCGTATTCCCCAGCCCCGTATCCAGTTCCTGGGCATGTTCCCGGCTGGAGTCCCAATCACCATCCTGGCCTCCACTGAGGTCTGCTGAGATGGACGCCCCCGTAGTGTGCCGCAGACGCGGCCAATCCTACACCTGCATACGGGTGGCCGTGGGACGCAAGTTCACCTACTACATTCCCATGGACAGCCTGGGGCTCAAGAAGGCCGACAACCGTGAGTTCCATGATGAGTGGGAAGAGTTCCCCGAATACCCGGTGCGCCGCGCCGCTGAGTTGTACCTCGGCGCTACGCAATACCGTGAAATGTCGCCCAAGGCCCAAGAGCACCTTGAGCGCATCGTGGCAGACCCTGCTACGCCCTATGACCCTGCTCGAATCATCCCTTTGAAAGAGGAACCTCAAATGACTGACGTCAAGAAAACCGCCCCCGCCAAGCAACCCGCTACCTCCAAGGTGGCTGCAGCCAAGCAACCCGCTACCTCCAAGGTGGCTGCAGCCAAGCAACCCGCTACCTCCAAGGTGGCTGCAGCCAAACAAGCTGAGGCCAAGCCGCTG